GACAAGTCGATTGTAACAAAACTTTTCGACGAGTCATCAGCACTGCCTAACCGAGCCAACTCCTGATTCTTCTTCTGGTCATCTAGGTCGACACCAAAGCGTTTTAAACGCTTACGGATAAAACCGTCGACTCCCAGTTGAAGATACAAATTTAGAGCTGGTTCAATTGCAATAGTACGCTCTGTAAGAGCGTTCTTGGGAACGAAGGTGATCCGATTGCCATCTACTACATAAATGACACTGGCCCAGAAACGCTTCATGTCCAGTGGGAAATGCTTCGGTATACCTGAAGCCTCCCGATAGGAATCTTGGAGCGCCCCGAACCAACGTTGGTCAGTTTCGATGGCGAATCGAGCGTACCTGTGCGCCTCAATGGTGCAGGAATACGGCCAGGCCTCGTACTTATCGTACAAAGAGACCTTACCGTCTTCTGTGCCCACGACTGCGCCAGGCCCATGCCTAGCACTGTTCAACAGTCCTCGGTGACCCGGAAGTTCCGGACCGAGAAGCTTGACCAAGAATTGTCGGGCATGATGATAAACACTCACACCCCATTCCGTCCCATATTCGGTAAGGTTCTTATAAAGCAAATTATTATAAGATTTACACGCCTCCTCAGCGGCCAAGAAAGTCTCGGTCGCCCGTGTGACGCGTATGTCCTTATCCGTAGGGAATTGGAATTTCTTAATCGCGCTTGCAAGTAGATACTTTGCCGCCACATGTGGCGTACTAGTATCAGTAGGAACTATACTCTGTAAGCCCCACTCCTCAGAGATGGCCAAATAGCCGTCAAAGTCCCGATTTCTTAGGACTCCGGCAAGTCTACTGGCCTCTTCCTCTGTGAGGTACCCCTCTAGGTCTTTTGCCAAATGGCTAACGACCTTCCAAGGATATGCCTCAGGAAGCCGGGTGGAGAAGTAATTCAACAACTCTACCTTTTTCGTCTTGCGCTTTCCTTTAGTTTTAGACCCTTTCATTGGCTTCTTCCCATTTGGGCGTGAAGCTTTCTTACTCGGGCCTTTCTTCTTTAGGTCAGCACTGGACGATGGTTTTTCTGGAATCGTATTAACTTTCATAATACCTCCGATGTTACCTTTTCAGGTTGTTATTTCTCTTGATGACCTTCACCAGCTTGCCTATGGCCACTATGACCCTAGGTAGTGTGGTGAGAAGGTGGATCAACAGGTGCTCCGTTATTAAGCGGTACACAGGTCAAACCATCAGTTGGTTCATCAAGGCAACCATAATGGTATCATCGTCCAGGAGGGCGATGGCTCGCTGCCGGGCAACAAGTTGCTGGGCAAGAGTCGCTCCTACTGGTATGCTGGCCGACACTTCCAAAATGAGGGGGGCGACGAGGGCCGCAAGGCCGTCAACACCCGTAACCTCAATATCCTGGGAAAACTTCGCGGCACATTTACTCATGCCTTTGAAGTTACCTACGGATTTGGGGAAGGTTCGGTACAACGTGAGCGTGTCACGACTGGTTAATTGGTGAGATTCACCAATATACACCGATCGGTTCTGATATTCTTCGAACCTGGTGAAGTCGTAATCGACAGTGTTCGCGTCGTTCAGCACATCTACTGCCAAAGTGATAGTATTGCTTTGCATGTGGATCCTCCAGATACAATCCGATCTCTATCGCCAAAGTTTCTTGGCAATTATGATCAAGTCAAGAAGCTTAAAGCTATTGAACTTCAGTTTTACCTGAGGAAGAATAGCACGCTTCGGGTTAGGAATTCGCTCCGTAGAAATTACGGTCTTTTGGATATAACAATTTGACATGTTCCTCACATGGTCAGTGGAACGATACTGATATGTTCCATTCCATGTAGGTTCGTCTACATTGTTATAAGCAAATTCAGCATGCTGGAACGTCGTCTGTTTGACGGTGCCCCAGGAAGCTAGTGTTGAGAACCCAACGTCAGGCGCCCACGCACTAATAGTGTCACCGATATTGATAAACCAATCAATAATGAAACTAAAGGGAACTAGTTCCCAAACAGTTTCAAGCGGCTTGTCAATGCCCCAAATCTTCAGGGCATCCAACTTGTCCAGCTCGGTTAACACACCCGCCCTTACAGAGATAGTATTCGACCATGATTTTGTTCGTACTTCGTCATAGGTATAAACTCCAACGGAGTTTGTATTTGTCCTAGACGTCGTCGTAACATCCTGGTCACTATCAAAGTACTGTGCACCCCCTCTAAAAGTAAGACGTAGGGGTTTAGAGCTCGCTTTTGTTTGTAGCGCAGCTACCAAACCTTTCGCGTCGTACATAAGGGGACGCAAAGCGTAACGGACCTCCATGTACCTGTTTGCTAATTGCTCCTTGCTGATTTCCCGCTTTAAATAGCGAAAATCCAGCTTCTTGATCCGTTTAATGATACGGATCAAGCGAGAGAATATGCTAATAAGGGACAAGACGGTCTTCTCGCCTTCAGCGATCGTGCAGAGAGAAAGGATATCAGATGCATCGATATCCGCATACGCTTTATTAACAGCGTACTCCACAAGATCACTGACATCGTAAGACGGGATTTCGGGGAGATCTGTTACCCAGCTCAATTTGTTCGAGCTCGGCCTGTACTCCTCAATCTCTCCTACATACGGTTCCCATACATCAGGATTAGTACTTGTCCTGAGCTCGTGGCCAATCCTATAGTAATACATATAGAAATTGTCACGGGTAATGGTTTGGGTCTTTTTCATGGCGGTATTAATAATCTCGCCTTGACCCGAAAGCCGTTTGTAATTCGGAGTAACGAAGTCATCCATTACGGTGTTGTCCATATCTTGCAGAGCAGTCCCTGAGGACTGATACAAGACGGGGTCTTCACCGAACTCGCTTATGGTCGTAACAGACGACCAAGCGACAGGATCACCATCGTTATTCCGTGAGCGATTCCTTGCTACCATAGTCAAACCTCCTGTAAGGGAGGCGTTTCGTATAATCCTAAGGTCATGCTCGGCAATCAAGCCAGCAGAGGATCTTTCGGATTATACATGATTATATGATAGAAAAGGGTCACATGCACAAGGTGTGTGCCTCACGTACACCAGGTACACGCAACACTTCCCGCGGATAGGCTACTTTTCAGTAGTCCTCCGATCGGGCAGTCGCTCCCCGACTTAGCTACAAGCTAAGCCGATAAGCATACTGTTAGCCTTACGGCAGCAGTACACTTCCCGGACTT